ATGTGCCGTACTGTCAGGTCTCTTATTCCCGCCAGTACCTTTCGGTCTGCCACGACCACGTTTTTCCACAATTTCATCTGCCATAGTCGTTTTCTCCTTTCAAAGTCGCCAAGGTGATAAAGGTGAGTAATCGGGTGCATTTCCCTATAACTATTTCTATATACGCGCGTATAAGAGAGAGTTATAGGCATTTATGCCCGATTACTCACCTAACTCACCTAAAATACGAAAAACAATTTTTCAAAACACGCCAATTTGAAAAAAGTCTTTGCAAAAACACTCACCTTTATCACCTTTATCACCTAACGGCGGCGTCCAATGTATTCATCAATGCTAATCCGCAATGCGTCTGCAAGCAGCTCGATAGTATCAATTCGCCCATTTCGCGCCGTGCCACGTTCCAGTGCGTAGATCGTGGTTGTGGGCACACCAGAAATCCGCGACAGTTGTGCTGCTGACAACTTAGCCCGATTACGTGCTTTACGCATACTCTCGCCCTTTGTCATTACCATTTTGTGCTTCCTCCTTTCGGAACAGGATGAATATCTTTGCATACACGTTTTCTTGTGTCGGCATCATCCAGCTTGCAATCTCCCATGATTTCGTTTACGGCATCATGCAGAACGGACAGTCTTCGTGCATCTTCTTCGACGGAAATAGACTTGATGTACTCAACAATCAGCTTCGCGTCATTAAGTGTCCAATGCGGGATTCGTCCATTGCCAAACAGCCGCCTCCCAATGGCATTAACCGTTGCCGGTGAAAGCCCAAGCTCGTAAGCGATTTCCGAGTTTGTATAAATAACTTCGCCTTTTGCGTTAATCATTTTCTTTCCTTTCTCCGTAGCTGCAAAAGTCATCAGGTGCAAAGTTGTAGCCGATAGGCCGGTCTTCTACCGGGTGTTTCAAGCGGAAACAGAACTTGTTCGGGGCAAGCATGGTACTCACTCTGTAATACTTGCAGTCCTTGCACCGCACCACCGGCGCAACGTCGGCGGAATGGAAATCCGCAATAATGTGCTTGAATGATGTGCGCTCGTTCAACTGTGCCATATACCTCGAACTGCACGGGCTATTGCTCGGAGTCTCAAGGTACCTATCCCTTGCAAGTTCCTCAAGTTGCGCAATTTCCTCGTACAATGCGCTCTTGTCTATGTACTCAGCCATTGCTGTCACCGTCCTTTCGTTCTCCGTAGGAGCAGAAATCGTTGTCCTCAGTCCAGTTAAATGACAGTCTCATAGGGCAAGGCGGCTTGTTATGGTACTTACACTCCCGGCACCTAATCACAGGAACGGCGTCCACAGTCTGCATATCCTCCAGAACCGAAATGCAGGTTTCTACTCCACGTCTATCCCCTTCATCTTCTTTTGACGAAAGTTGCGGAATCCATTTTTTGTAGATTTCCAGCAGCTTGTCGGCATCAATCAGCCTTGCCATCGTCACACCTCCTGTTCCATGCCTCGGCTGCTTCTTTATCCTATGATTATCAGCTGTTAGATTGGGGCATTCTATGTATGTTCTGTTGTTTGTTCGCCATACAAATGGCTTGCTTCCGTAAAACGGGCATGGTTTGAACTCAATTTCAGCCATTGCTCACACCCCAGCGTCCTGCATCGCCTGCTGCATAAAGCCCAGCTGTTGTCGCAGGTCGGCAATCGTGCGTTCCTGCCGCGCCATCTCTGCGGAAAACGCAAGGCACTTGCGACGTTCGCCGCATAGCATGGTTTCTGCTTTTTCCCGCAGCTCATGCTCCTGTTTGGCGTAGTCTACCAGCCGCTGCACCGCATACCGAGCTGCCGGTGAAAAGTCAGTACAGGAGCGCGGCCGATTCAGAATCGCTTGCACATTTTTGATTTCTTCCGCGTCGTGCCCTAAAGTAAACTCTTGTGTGTAGTTTCCCCATTTTTCGTTACCCATGGTACCTTTCCTTCCTTTCAAAGTTGTGGAGGGAGATCATCTTTTCACGGGTGAGTTTGTCAACCACCCGACCGATCTCCGAGTAGCCGCAGACCGCCGCCAGCCGTTCGAGGTTGCCCTTGGTCTGTGCCGTGACTACGATGGAAATACGGCGAAGGTTCTTTTTCTCAGTCTTCATCGCTTTCCTCCTTGTAGTCAGACGGGTTCTCAACCTCCATCCTCAAAATTTCAGCGATTTTGCGCATACAAAACTCAGCCTGTTCCTTACTGGTAAAATACCCGCAGATGTTGAGCGCACCTCTCTGTTCAACACAGAGCGCAATATGCTTGCGGTTGGAGATACGGTATGCGCCTACGCTGATTTTGCCGTTGGTCAATACAAGTGCCATTATGACGCTCCTTTCAGTCTGAGATTCTTGTAAACGGGGTAGCCCTGATACACGACCTTGCCACCGTGCCACTCAGGGTGAGTCTCCATGTCGGCGTTGAACCGCTTGGCGGAACAGGCGAAGTACCCATTGGATTTGCACCAAATCTTGTAAGCGTCAAACAGGGATTTCGAGCGGGTGTTGACCCCCTCAGCCTGTTCACAGCGTTCTTCGAGGAACTGCAAGCACAGGTCGTTGTCACGCTCGTACTGGTTGACCACCTTCCGCATAGCGGGAGACATTTTCAGGCCGAAACGCTTGTACTTAAAGTACCCGGCGACCAGCCAAGCGAAAATGCCCTGCATAGCTTCCTGCGTCTGAAACTCATTTTTCAGGTTCTTGTCCTGCTCCTCTTCGGTGAAGTGGCGGTTGAACTCAATGACCCGCACACGGTCGGAAGCGAACAGGGATTTGTCGCTGACAGTGGGAAGATCGTTGCAGGAGAGCCAGAGGGTGAACTGCGGCAGGAAGGTTGTAGCAGTCTCATAGAGGTTCCGAGCCTTAATTTCTTCGCCGCCCGTGAGCTGCTTGATTGTTTCCTCGTCCAGCTTGCCATACTGGTTACTCTCTGCCATTGTGACGAACCGTTTACCTTTCAGGGAAGCCAGCATGGGGTTCGCTGCTTCGGCGTTCTTAGAGCGCTCTGCCTTGCAGATGATCGACACGGGGGACACGGAAGCATAATCACCGAGAAGGTGATGAATTGCCGAGAGCATGGTGGACTTGCCGTTGCGAGTGGTCTTGCCGTGGAGAATGAACATACATTCCTCATTTGCCACGCCCAACATAGAGTACCCCAGCGCCTTTTGTAGATAGTCAGCCTTGTCTTCGTCATTGCACGTGACCTCCGCAATAAACTTCTCCCAGCGGCGGCACCGTGCGTCCTGCAAGGTGTAGTTGAAGTTGGTCTGCATGGTCAGAAAGTCGTGCCAGTCATGCTCCCGGAACTCCATCTTTTCGAGGTCGAAAGTGCCGTTCTTGCAGTTGATAAGGTAGGGATTTGCGTCAAACTCCGCCGAAGCGATGGGAAGCACACTAGCAGCGTCCTTCATCAGCCGGTCACGGAAGCGCCGGTCGCCCATCTTCACGATGAACTTCATGTACTCGGTGCGGCGTTCTTCGTTGGCGATCTCGCCACAGTAGAGAGCCATCAGGCGGCAGAACTCCTTGATCTTTTCCGCTACCAGCAGAGAACCCGTGTCTTTGCGCCATGCACCATCTTTGTAAGTAAACCAGCTTTTCGCTTCGGGGCAGTAGCGGGTATCATTCTTGTAACATTCAGAGAACAGCTCCGCCATGCCAGACTCGTCCCACGAATACCCCGTTCCGCTGATCGGGTGGCTATGCTCAGGCTGCGCTTCCTTAATCTGAAACATCACTCTGGACTGAGCTTCGTCCATGATGTAGCGACCGTTGGAGAGCTGGAAAAGCTCCTGTTCTTCGGGGACGGTTGTGATTTCATCAGCCATATTCTCACTTCCTTTTCTTAATCGCTCTTACCAGCGCTACAGCGAGGCAAGCCTGCGAGTCGGCGTCCCACCATGCGCATTTCTCGCCAGAACATAGCAAGGCTTGATCTTCGCTCGGATTGAGCGGACAATATTTGTCAAGCGCGTTTTCCATGCTTACCTCCAATAATTAAAGCGGTCAAAGATATCGAGATTATGTATTTTCTTCCGCTGATTATTTTCGATTTCCTTACGGCGCAAGTAGTCTGCGTGTTCTTTTTGATATCGTTCGCACTTGGCGTGACAACCCGGATGCCTGTCCGGGCATTTGTAACAGCATTGGATACCAGTAGTCATCTTTTATACCTCGTCACTGAATTTACAATTAGTTCGACCTCGGACTGCGGGAGAGGGGGCTTGCAGGCTTGGGAGTTGGCGTACAACAGCTCTTTGTAAATCTCTGCTTTGGTGTAACCTTGATTATGAAGCTGACCCGCCAGAGAAGTCAGGCTGAGGTTCCGACTTCCCGGTGTGATAGGCGGGTATTCAGGCTTCAAATGCAGCTTACCGTTTTCAGGGCGGCGATAGACGGGAGAATAGATACGCTGAGGGGTGACCGTACCTGAGCTACTTTCCTTCGGTGTGTCGGGAAAATACTTCTCGACCACATAGTCAATCGCTGACTGGTTTTCAACGATCTCGGAGAAGATCAAAACCTTGCCGGTCATGATAAAGTACCGATTGCTCTTGTAAATCTCCACGGCGGCACGGTTGTTCTTACCCTTGAAGGGCAACTCGCCACGAACGAGAATGTGAACTCCTCTCCCACTTCTGGACTTTTCCGTGTAGGAGCGGCAACGACCGATAATGTCAGCCGCCAGTGGGTTTAGAAACCCATCAGTAAAGCCATCATCAATGTCGATACCTACGACCCCTGTATCGTGAAATACATAGCCAAGACCGTCATAGTAGCCGTGCTGAACATTGTGTTCAGCGTCAATGTAATTTGACCATGTATCAGGATTAGAGGAAGAAGCAGCCTTTCTGACGGTGGCCTGCATGGGAACTTTCGACCCGTTCCACACATTGACCCATGCCTTTTCCCCTCGAAGTTCAGCGGGTATATTCTCATACATTGTTGACACCTCAGCTTTCATACGGGCTGGGCAAAGACCAGTCCCATCTATCACCGCCACGGTAGGCGTTGCGGAAGTGGTTTCTCTCGCCATCGCCAGAGAACCATAAGTAATCCGCAGGGAGGACACGACCAACCTCAACCTGACCTTCTCTCTCTGCATACCAGCGGGATAACACATCTATACAGAGAGTAATCAAATCGTCATCGATCGAATTTTTCGCATTGTACCCTACGAATTGTTTGGGTGCAGTCACGACCGTTATAATATCGCCGTAGCCATGATCGACACGGTTGAGCACACACCACACACAAGCAGCTTTCTCAGCGTCAGAGTTGACCCCTCTGGCTTCTCCCCATAGCATTTTCGCCAGTACAATCACTTCCTCGTCTGTCCACGGCTGAGGTGTCACCTCCGGCTCTGGCTCCGGGGTGACTACCTCTACCACCTCGACAACGGGAGAAGGTTCTTCAACCTCAACCGTGGGCATTTTCCAACAGAGAACGGTGATAATGATGACGAACCACAGGGAGATTGTAATTGTTAGCTCTCGCAAGGGGTCTTAGCCTTGCTGGACTTGGGCTTTGTCGAGGTTCCAGCAAAATAGAACTTGTCATCTACGCAGATAGGGAAATCGGGAAAGAGCTTGCTGGCAGTCTGCACCCCACGGGAACAAATCTGCTCTGCCGCCGCCAGCGACATTTCATCTTTCACGAAGTCTTTTCCAGCAGCCATGATATACGGCACTTTACCGTCAATGCTTTTCAGTTTCATCGGGTTCTTTCCTTTCTTTGTTCCATGCTTCAACATCAACGCCGATACGCTTCAACATTTCTTTACAGAGCCATGTGTAATCGTCCGGCATTTGATAATACTGAATAAGGCGGTCATGCTCGGCGGAGAAAGCGTCATAGAATTCCCGCAGGCGCTTCTTGCCGAAACCAAGGTGAACATGGAGGGTGTAAAGCACCATAGCGTCAATGTCATCGGCGTACCGCCTGTCGGCTTCCACGACCTGACGATTGATTTCCATCTCCATCGCTTTCTTCTCGGCGGCATTTAAGACCGCACCAAACACCTTGCCGCCAGCTTTCTTAACCCTCATGCCTCAATGTCCTCGAAGAAGACGGGGTAGGTCTGTTTCAGCAGGGTCAGGAGCATATTGGCAACGACCCGCATATCGGGGTGAGCCGCAGCAGCACACCGCAGTTTTAGGAAATGACGCCATTCTCTGATATCTGCGGTCATGACCACCTCAGTCTTCAAGCTGTTCGGAAGGACAGATCGAGCTTCCTGTGGGGTGCAACCCTCGTTCAGCAGATCAAAGTAGGCAACTTCCGCTTGCTTACACGTTCGTTGCCAAATCCGGTATGTAGAATCTTCTTTATCAAACGTAGAGGGGCGAATAACGGTGATTTCACTGCCGAAGCCCTCCTTGCCGTAATTGCAGTACCGAGTAGACTCCTGACAGAACGCCGCCAGACGATGGCGGACGATCTCATGGCTCACGCCCCGATCGCAGATGAAGCGGACAGTGAGAGAGCCATGCTCAATGACAGCTTCGTGACCCCGCTTGATAATGCCCCGGACGAACTTTTCTGCGCTGCCGTCTGTGATCTTGTCCTCGGACTTATAGCAAGTGCGCCCTGCGGCTTCGATGGTGGTCAGGAGGGTCTTATAATCAGGCGCGTTGATAAGCTCCACAGAAGGTTCAATGATTTTCATACTCTTGCTCCTTTTCTTCGAGCTTTTTTAACCACTTGGTTTTAATGATGTTTTCCAAGTAATCAGCGTTGTATTTCGGATTTGAGGAAATTACAGAGAATGGTCTTCCAAGCTCCATCTCTCTTATCCGCTCAGTCTCACGCATTTTCTCGAGCATGTACTGGAAATGGCCGGGATAATACTTATACAGATAAGCGTAGTTGAGATATGAGGAAATGGGGCAGTACATACAACCGCAACGCTTATTGGTTTCATAGAAGTGGTTGAAAATCGGCTGTGTCTTCGCCCATTCCCAAATCCCGTCCTCGGTGATACCGTTTTCAGCGAGAGGGTATCTTTCCAACTTCTGAGCGGTAAGGCGCTTGTTAAAACGGCGTTCTTCGTCCGCACAGTAGCCGATGTAATGCACAACATAAAACCCGATGGAGTTCAACCACTCTGAGAGCTGCCGCTTTGCGTCCAACTTGTAGGCGCTGTTGCACCACCTCGCAGTCCGTGTCGGAAAACCGTAGTAGCGTCCCGTTTTCGGGCTTATGTTGTAGAACCATTCCTCCCATGTCTTTCGAGGTTTAATCCGTACAAAGCGGATACCGAACCTCTTGCACTCGGACTCCATATAATCAATTACATCGTGGATAAACGGGTAATCAATTTCGAGTTCAAAGTGAACCACTCCGTCCAGCGGGTAGCGGTCGAGATTGTGAAGAATGTAATTCAGCATATACAGGCTGTCTTTGCCGCCAGAAACACTCGCCCAATACGAGGGGCGTAAAGCAATCTCACCGCTCATACTCAGACACCCGCAACATGGCTTGCCAGCATATCGGCTTGGTGTGTCCACAGCACATTCGGGTACTGGCTGACCGCTCTGGTGTAGTCATTCCACTCAGACTTGTCGGTGAAAGCACCCATGTGATAGCGGATACACATGATTTCTTCATCAGTCAGTGTGTAGAACTGAGAGAGAAGCATGACGGACTTATCGCCGTGACCTTTCAGAAGGGTGTCGGGGTTGTACTCCCACGCCTGTTCGTCATAGATTGGTGTGCGCCCACCATTAAATTCTTCAATGTGACCTGTTACCGGGTGGCGGTACTGGTCGATCTTACACAGGTCATGGAACATACCCACGATGAAGGGAGAACGAGCCTTGCGCCAGATCAGGTGATTATCCTGAGTCAGCGTCAGGAGGAACTTTGTGACCGCATAGGAGTGTTCAAAAAGACCACCCTCGTAATTGCCGTGGTACTTGGTGGAAGCAGGGGCGGTAAAAAAGCCGTAGGCCATCAGGTACTCCATCATGTCATCAGAAACAACAGAGGTTCCGTCAGGCAGCTTCATGAAGTTCAGAAAATCAGTCACTTCGGACTTTGAGAAGCAGTCAGGCATTTTCGTACTCCTTTCTGTGAATACTCTTTTCGCTGTCGAACCCGTCAGGGTAACGAGCCAGCAGCTTATCGACATTGTGCTGTGCCACATATTCGAGGGTCACGCCCAATCCAGTCGCCAACTGTGCGACATACCAGAGAACATCTCCCAGCTCGTCAACCATTTTCATCGGGTCAAAGTCATGACCCTGAAACTCGGTCTTTTTCAGAAGGTCAATACACTCTCCGGCTTCGCCGTTCAGACCGTAACAGCCGTTGCGAACTTTATCCCATGAAGTCAGGTCACCGGAAGTGCGCTCGGCGGCTTTCTGATAATCATTCAACGTCATCGTCAGCGACCTCCTTCTCCAACTCTGCATACAACATCGTGTGAGCGTGGACGGACTCAGACTGGCCGATAGGCCGCAGAACGGTTCTCTTTTTCAGAGTCCACCCGTCACGCAGAGCCGCATTTACTTCATTATCGAAGTAGGTGTTATTGTCCAGACGGTTCCAAATGGTTTTAATCTGCAACATCTTTCGCAACCTCCATTTCCAGCACAGTCATAATGGCGTAGTTGGCGAGGTCAATCAGAGTGTCTCGGATAGACTCGTCATTGACCTTCTGCCCACCGCCACGGGAAAGGGTCTTAAAGCGGCTGAACTTATCTCCCAACCGGATACGGGCCATCGCCATTCCTTCTTCTACAAAGGTCTGGTGGAAGCTGTCGCCGTAGTCATGGTTCTTGCGCTCGTAAAGATCGTTGATCTCCTTGCAGATTTCAGCGTGGTGCTGAACCTTGGAGAGCGAACAAATATAGGCTTCTGCCATTGTAGCTTATCCTCACTTTCAACATAGTTTTCAGCACACCATTGGCGAGGGAGAGTGTTTTATTTTAGCCCTCCCTCGCGCCCGGTATCAGCCAAGGAGAGCCGTCAAATCCATCGGAGTTTTGAGAGTGGCCTTAGAAGCCGCAGGAGCGGTTTTAACAGCAGGGGCAGCAACCGTATTGCTAGAGCCGTCCCAGCCCTCAGAGGGTCGTTTATCCGTCAAATGGACGAAGGTAATGCTCTGTCCGGGCTTCCTCTTATTCTCCTGAACATCATGTTCCACATCGCACTCGATGAAGTGACCAATCAGGTCGGTGTGGTCGATCTCGGTCAGGTCGAAATTGTTGAGGGCGGTCTTGGCGAAGTAGCTGAAAGCGTTGTATGCACCCTCGTTGGGAGAGCCATCGGATTTCAGCAGAGAGAAGCGCTCGATGTGCTTACTGCCGGTCTGCGTCTGCATATAAACTTCCAGCTTGCCGAAGTCTTCCTTGTACTTCACATCGGTAATCTGAAAGACATGAGTACCTTCGGGAATGAGGGTGAAACCCTCGGTGAGTCCGATTTTAGCCATTGTTTTTGTCCTCCTTCATGGTGTAAAAATTGAGCTGTTCTGTGTACTCGCAGGGGAAGATGATACCAACCAACTGGTCTTCGTCATCGGGGTACTTGGCGTACTGCTTGACCAGAAGGGCTTTCGGTACGCTCTTGTCGCTTTCCAGATCGTAAGCGTACAAGATTTCGCAAAAGTCAGACTTCTCGATCAGCGACCAGTCATCGTTGGTGATGGGAAGGGTCATGGTGCTGTCCTGTGTGGCGAAGATACGAACACAATCCTTAATTGCGCCGTCCGGCTCAGGCATGATTGCCTTAACCAGCTCGGCATACTCGGTGCAACCGACCTGAGAGATCAGGCGACCAATGCCGTCAGGCATTTTCTCGTTGCTGTACCCGGTCACGCTGCGGATACCATCGGGAATGAGCATGAGTACGGACGGAGAAGCAAGCCAGCGTTCGTCCATGTACTCGTAGATAGCGCCACCATCAGGGGCGAGGGACTTCACGAACTTGGAAAACTTCATATGTCAATGCTCCTTAATGATTTTTGGGGAAATGCGGTAGCTGTCTTCGGTGGTCGTGTACTTCGCCAGAATACCGTCCGCTTTCATAGCGTCCTTGTCGATCTTCGTGGTGGAAGTACGGCTGACTTCCCAATTATAGGCAGAACCGGCGATAGACACCTTCTTGTCACCGTCACGGAACTGAGCGATTGCGGCTTTCTTAATCATGTCGGTCAAGACCTTGTACCGCTTCTCGTCCTCAGCCACCTCAGCGGCGTGAGCGTCCAGTTTGGCTTTCAGGTCTTCGGCTTCCTTGACCAGCGCCGCCATGTCCGTTTCAGGAGACAGATTATTGGTGCGGAGGGCTTTCAGGATTTCAGCGTCCTTCTTCTCGTCATACTCCGGGGAAATGCCGCTTTCCACATGGTCTTTCCACCATTTCAGAGCCGGTCTGACATACTTCTTCTCGAAGTCAGGATACCGCTCGGACACCTTAAAGGGGCGGGTGATGGTATTCTCACCGCTGCACACGAACTTTTCAGGGTCATCGTAGTCCTTGGGTTCAAGGAAGGAAGCGACCATGATAACCTCGTCCACGCCGAGAAGGTAAGCGTACAACGCCGCCTGCAAAGCGTAATACTCAGGAATATCGTCCTTCCAGTCCTCGACACGCTTGGAAGTCTTCATTTCAAGGACGGTGGTAGGCTTCCCTTCCTTATCCACCAGAAGGTAGTCCCAGCTACCACCAAGGACTTTCTGATCGGGGAAGAAATCGCCCCATGTACGCTGGAAATAGTTCTCTCCAAACACATCGGTTGGGGTAATAAGGTTGCCCATCATGTAGGCTTCCTTCATGTACTGAGCCTGCTTCGGCTCAATAGTTTTACCGGCAACGGTATAGATCGTATCTTCAAAAGGTTTCTCATAGGTACGAGTGACGGCGCACCATACCTCAAACGGGGTTGTCCATGCGTTCAGCCCCATAACTGCGGCGAAACGAGTACCTGTCAACTTTTTAGGCCGCTTCGGGGGAACAATCTGAATGCGATTTCCGTCAAGCCATTCCATACTTTAGCCCTCCTTCGCCGCTTTCGTTTCGTAGCCAGCCAGCATATTGTTCACGCCCTCGATCAGAGCGTCACACTTGTCGGCTTCGATCTTGGAAAAGCCCTCGGTCTTCATGGCGACGGTCTGCACGAACTGTTCCTGCTCTGCGTCAATATCCATGAGCTTTTTCAGAAGACTTTTCAGCGTACTGACCTGTTCCTTGGTAGCCGCACCAGCAGGAGCGCCGGTCAGTTCCTTCTTGATTTCCTGACGCTGTGCAGTGGTCACAGGGGGCTTCTTGGTGACGGCGGGAGCGGGGGCGGGAGTTGTGTCAAACTCGCCGCTGTCGATACTGTCATGCTCCACAATGTCAAGAACGAGCTGCCACAGGTAGCGGCGAATGTAGGTGATGGAGCTACCGGTCGCCTGCATTTCGTTTGTGACCTGATTGCCAGCGTTGGACACAATGGGAGCGATGGGAGTGTACGGTGCAACAAAATCAATGAAGTCCTCACGGTCATTGACATTATAGACACGAGCGGTCGCCTTGTCGCCGTACATGGACGGAACCATCATCAGACCGATTTCAAGGAAAATCTGCTCGGCCTTGGGAACAATGTCCGCCAGCTCGAAATACTTATATTCGAGCTTCATGTGCTTGCCGCTCTTGTCCACGCCAGCTTCGAGGAAGCGCACACGGGCAAGCTGCAACTTCTGGAATACATTCATGGTGGAATAATCCACCGCCGCAGTCTCAGCGGCTTTCTTGGTAGTAGCCATATTTATACCTCCAACATTTCTAATAATTTTTTCTTAATGGAATTGACTTTGCGGGTATTTCGCTTGGGCGGCTTCTCTCCGAGAAAATCTCGAACATACTTTTTCGCCTGCCGAATATACCAGTCACGGTCAACCACATCAATCGTCAGATGATTGTCGTTGTCTACGACACATTTTGCTGGGAGTCCAGCAATCTTGACGGGATTGCCAGTACCGAGGTGGATTTTGTAGAGGGTTCCGTACCGATGGTCTTCCGTGGCATATACTCGGTTGACCCTCTGTACGACCTCCATCTGACCGTCTACCTCGTGGAGAGCGTCACCATACTTACTTCCGGCCTTGGCGACCAACTGGAAGTCCAGCAGGCGATCGCAGCTCATGATGGTGTCTTCGACCGGAACACCATAGGCCAGATAATCTTTGACGGCCTTGGCAACCACGCAGGCGTTGTTGTTGATGTTGAACGCTCCTGCCGGGGCAATTCCACGAACGAGAACGCCGCCCTTGATTTTGGGGTCGCCCTCAAAGGGAACTTCAACATAATTGTTCACATCTTTCTGGCAGATGGATTTCACGGTATCTTCTTCAAGCTCGAACCCTGTGCGCTCTTGCCATTCGCCCGTGATTTCTAAGACTTTCTGGTATTCGTCTTCATCAAAGCTGACCATGATACCATCGGTGTTTAACTGAATAACCTTTAAGGTCTTGCAGTCTGTTACCAAATGATTTGCCAACTCCAACAAAAATAGCTGGCCTGAAATACATACTGATCTTCCCATGAGAGGGTCATACAGCGGGTTATAGCGGTTCAACATAGCCCCATAGGTGGTGTTCAGTACCAGCTTCAAAGCGTTCGCCGTAGCTTTATCCCCAGACCGTTTCGCCTTGACTCTGCGTTCAATGGTTGCGGCGTATACTTCCGGGGACGGGATATTCCGAGAGGTGTATCCCATAAGGGTCATGAGATGGGGATAGCACTCAGTATGAGGCGACATCGTAATTACGAATCATCCTCATTCCGCATCACCTCTTTCCAAAAATAACCTTTGTGTCTGAATCCTTTCCTGATCGCTCTGGAAATCAATCTTTGGTCAAAGCCAAATCTACTTGCTTCACCTTGTGAGTAAAAGGTTCTAATAACATTACCTTGTTCATCGCACATTGCGACTTTCATGTTGTCGCTATGCAATCCACTTCTATAAGCATGAGTAATATTCTGAGAAGGAGTTACCCACTCAAGATTTTCCACTCGATTGTCGTGTTTTACCCCGTTCTTATGATTTACCTCTCGTTTTCCATCAGTATTGGGAATGAACACGGTGGCGATCAAGCGATGAACAAGTTTCAAATTGGCCACTTTGTCTTTGTAAAGATTGACTTCTGGATACCCAAGCGAATTACAAGGTGTTTTCATAAATTGGTGTTTCCGAAAAGAGTACACCAAGCCAGAGCGAGTTACCCCGTATTCTGGAAAATCAGGCAATCTCACAATCTCGTTCATATTTCACCTTCCTCTCGGTAACACGGGATAGCCCCATGAATACCACCGTAGGCGATGGTACAAGGACAGCCGCCTACCATCAGATCGAGCTTTTCCTTGAACACCACTTCGTCAGGAATACTCTTGTCCTTCAACCGTTCAAAGAAGTCGAACACTTCCTGCGGAATATACTTGCGAAGCAGCTTCGGCGGATACTGATATTCCCGCTCGTCATAGTGTGGCTTTTGCTCTGCGTCAAGGTAAGCAGCGGTCAGCTTGGCATTGGTCATGTAAAGGGCTTTTGCAGGATACAGCCCCTTTTCACGACCCAGCGTGAGCTTACTGAACAGGTAGCCTTGACGAAGATCATCCAGCCTGTCGGTTGCGTCAACATCATGGCGGCAGTAGAACTCGACCTCTCGCTTCTCGTCCTCAGTCAGAGGGCGGTCGATGTTAAACGGAACGGTGGTTTCACGAATGTCCATTCCGAGGTGCGCTTCGATTGCTTTCAAGGACAACCCCATCTGGCAATCGTCCATCAGGTCATATTGATCGAAGAAAATCCCGCAGTCACGGAGAGGGGCGTACTCCCAGCCTTCGTGACCACCAACGATGATAAAATCGTTGACCGCCTTAATTTCCTCTGGCGTGAAACCTGAGAGAACCGCTTTCAGAATGAATTGGTCATAGTGCTTATTGTTGAACCCTGCCAACAGGGGTTCTTGGGTCATAAATTGTTCGACCGCTTCATTGTCATTCCAAATCTCGGTGTATTCTCCCGTGGCCTTGTTCTTGAAGACAAAAAGCCAATCGTAGGCAAACACCTCGCAGTCGAAAATGAAAGGTTCAAGGTTCAAGGAACTTGCACCCCGCTTTCCGGTAGGTGGTACACCGCTTCTTGTAACGCTTGACCATGCTCACGATACCGTCATCAACATAGTCATACGCTATAGGTTCACCCTTACCCTCGAAGGTGCGGGCGATACGACCAATGCTCTGAACAATCACGCCGGAGTGTTGGTGCGGTGTGGTCAAGTACAGACGGTCAAGCCGGGGAATATCTAAGCCCTCACGAGCGAGAGCATAGGTGGCGAACAAATACCGCTTCTTGCCCTGTCGCATATCTTCAATAGCCTGTTCCCGCTGCACTTTTGCCTTTTTGGAAGTCATACCACCGTCAACCATGACCGCCTGACTTCTCAGCTTGGGTGGTAAATTCTCAATCAGATACCGTAAATGGTTCACACGGTCTGAGAGAATGAGGTTGTAATGGTCGCAGTTATCAATCAGGTCGGAAATAATCAGCTTATTACGATCAGCGTTCTCGGTCAGAAAGTTAATCAGTTTGGCTTCGATTACCGTACCGTCCGTGCCGAGAAACGCCCTGTTCAGGCCAACTCCCGTAGAGCGAGGATAAACCGTGACCTTGACGATTTTATCAGCAACTGCCTCTCTCGGAATGGTATGAACCACATCGCCCAGCAAAGCGAATGTCGCTTTAATCAATCCGTCAGCCCGATCGGGGGTAGCGGTCAAGCCGTACTTGTGTCGAGCGGCTAACGAGTTCAACACTTTCGAATACATCGTGACCGAGGTTGGGGAACCGCTGACACGGTGGGCTTCATCTACGATGATCGTGTCCCATGTGTTTCGGTAGAGCGGAAGATCAAGATTGCACATTGTCTGAACGGTCGCAAAGGTGATAGCCTTACCAATCTGCACCTTACCCTCCACGATTGTTCCGGTTAGCGATGGACTCATGTATTGTTCTGCACGGTCTTTGCTTTGAGTTATCAGGTCTTTCGTGTGGCAAAGCCAAAGTGTACGCCTACCCAACGTAGTTGCAATCGCAATTCCAATCTGCGTCTTCCCACATCCGGGTGGTGCTTGTAGCATACCGAACTGAGCTTCCAGCATTTTCGATACGGCTTCTTTCTGGTAATCGTAGAGTGGAATATTAGCTCCATACCAGACCGGAGTAGGCGTTACCATGTCAAGCCGGATTGCGTCACGACCGGTTATCTGCTCTATAACGGATTTCAAGCACCCGTAGGGAAGAACCAGTGTATCACCGTCCCATTGGAACAGGTACAACTTCTCAGGAGTATTGCCTGTCCAGAAACCCATACGTTTTTTCTTGATGTAGTCAGGATTAGAAAGGATGAGCTGCTGCTTACACCACGCGATCATCTGTTCGGAAGGGTTTTCAATTCGGAGCTGGTTGCCAACAGTTACTTGCATAGACTCACCCACGCATCAAGGGAAATACATATCATGCGAATATCCCTTTCGTTGAGTTGCTTAACACCTTTCGCGGCCAAATTATTGAGTGTATAGAGCGAAATGAAGTATACATCTCCGTCTTTCAGCCTCAGCGCAAACCAGCCGGTACCGTTACCTGTAGCTTCCCACAGCGTCATTGCGGATCGCTGATTTTCTTCGATTCGGTTTAGGCGAAAAACATTATTCTCACACACCTTGCAATCGATCGGGTGGGTTTCTCGATTACGAGAGGCAAGCACATCAAACGGCTGACCTTGCGCGTTTTGAGCGAGATTATGCGCCCAAAAGCCTTTATTGGACAAATATTCACACAACGATTTTTCAAAACCGTTGCCGACTTTACGGTTGACATTCATTTAAATCACTCCTTTACAAGTGAATTAGCCATATCGTTGAGCCACACTTTGAGATCGTCTAGTGTGGACAAATTCGCTTGTTTAAATTTCTCATCCCATTCCTTCTCTGCTGACGAAAATCCGCAAGAAATATAATCCCTTTTTACGGATTTGTACCTCTTGTCAAGCTCACTCATTTCATTTAGCCACGATTCGGTCTTGTTATCTACGGCGAGGTTTTCAAACCATTTTTTGTATGGAGACAAAATGGGTTCCCGCTTTTGGATTCTCTGTTGCAAGCGTGTATATTTTAAGCGCACAGGATCAGCTTTTAATTTCTCATATTTAGCTTTGTTTCGGATGAGAATGTCTCGGCAATGGGGACAATACTTCCCGCTTGTTTTGGGGATAAATGCTTTACCACAATCCTTACACGCTATAACTCTAATATCGGTGCTTATTTTCGCTTTCGTTGCATCATCACTCCTTTACAAGTGAATATTTCCGATATATAATCGGATTGAGCATTTTCGCTTGCCGTTGATGGAACTGGTACTTCCGTCAGCGGCTTTTTCTTTGCTTCGACTCCGAAAGACCGTACAGCTTACCGAACAAGCCAAAGCACACAAGGCTAACCGCCATATGAATTGCACCAACACCCAGCGTCATTATCTCTTTTTCGATAGAACCGACTACACCCAGAAGGTAGAAAAACGAGAGAAATGCGAGTGCTCCAAAAACCTTTTTCATGAAGTGACCTTCTTCCATATGTACTTCTTGCCGTATCGCTGTTCGTACCACTTTTCAAACTCGGCTCGGTGAGCTTCGTCCTTGAAATATTCTCGAACGCGCTGAGCGACCAGTAGGCTTAATGCGCTTGCCTGAGCCTGTTTTTCGGGGACGAAAACACTCATGATACGATTTTCGCCTCGTACTCGTTCAAAATATCGAGCGAGCGACGCAGGATTTCATCTGCTTTTGGGCCAATACGAGTGCCGGACAGCGTTGCCGACATTTCAAACTTGTCCGTGAGCAGCCCCTCGTCCGACAGGCGATGAATAAGCCACGCATAGGTGAGCGTAAAGTGAGAAATCTTATCCCTAATCTGCTCTGCGTAGGAAGAACGATCTCTCATAGACAACGGGCGGGAAGTATCTGCCATCGTGCGACCTCCTTTCATGTGGATTGCAACTTTAGTTGTAAATAATCCTTGCAATCGGAGGTCGCCTATGCTACAATCAGTTTTGCGAACGACAATAGCATTGGCGATACCCCGATTATGAAGGAGCCGATTTCCTTTTGCGAGAAGGAAGTTGACCCCTCGGATTACTGTTGCCTTTATTAACTTTCGTTGTTGTAAGTTGAGTATAATCCCGTGGACGGGATTTGTCAATAGGGCGATAGTGATTTTCTGAAAAAAAAATTCCCGTTGACGGGAACGGAGGAAAACACGATGACTTTTTATGAGAGGCTGACCGAACTACGCAGAGAAAAGGGATTAACTCAGAAACAGATTATTGATGAACTCGATCTTGGTAAAAATTCCTTCGGGGATTGGAAGAAAGGGATTATCCCTGTCCGTTCTACTCAGCAACTTCTTGCCAAATATTTCGGGGTGTCAGTTGACTATCTTATGGGGAAAACTAATAACCCCATTCCTAATACGGAAACGGTAGGAACCTACATTCCGTATGAGAAACGGGGTCTGCGTCCAGTCATCGGTTTAGCTTCGGCAGGAACAGGTGTGATTGCGGAAGAAATGATTGTCGGTTGGGAAGCAGTTGAAGACGAATACGATAACGACAACTACTTTTGGCTCGAAGTATCAGGTAACAGCATGGCACCGAAGATTGATAATGGCGATAGAGTGCTTATTCAGCGGGACGCAAAAATTGAGAGCGGCTGTATTGCCGTGGCCGTAGTAGACGGTACAGAAGGGTTTTTAAAACAAGTCGAGTTCGGTGAGAACTCCACCTCGCTTCACTCGTTCAATCCGTATTATCCCGACATGGAGTTTGTAGATGCCGACCAGAAACGTTTGCACTTTATCGGCCGCGTCCGGGAAATGAAGCGGAGGTTCTGATATGCCTCAGAAGTTTAAAATCGACCTCTCCATGCTGACCCCGGAAGAACAGCAGCAGTTTCGTGATGACCCTACCACCCTGACCAAAGGTGAAGTTGATGTCGCTTTGTACCTTCGGTTCAGTTCGGAACGGCAGAAGGAACAGTCTATTGAGGGTCAGCTTCGAGACTGTATTGCGTACTGTAAGCACAAGAGCTTCCGCATTGTCGCCATTTATGTTGACCGTGCTACTACTGCCCGGAAAGATGTAGAGAAGCGAGTCCATTTCCAAGAGATGATTTCCGACAGCTCTCATCATCTCTGGAACTTCGTGGTTGTGTGGAAGCTCGACCGCTTTGCTAGAAATAGAGAAGACAGCGCCGTATTCAAAATGCGGCTGCGGAAGAATGGAGTTCGGGTCAAGTCCGCAACCGAAACAATCTCTGATAACCCCGAAGGTATCATCTTGGAGTCTGTACTTGAAGGTATTGCCGAATACTATTCCGCAGACCTCAGCCAGAAGATTACCCGTGGTCTGAGAGAGTCAGCCATGAAGGGTCATTGCGTTGGTGGTCATGTCCCGTTGGGCTACAAAATCGAAGATCATAGGCTTGTAATAAATCCAGAAACCGCCCATATCGTTCAAGAAGCATTTCAACTCTACGCCAACGGCGAGAGCGTGGCTGAGATTTGCCGTATCTTCAACGGCAAGGGTTACCGTACTGCCAAGAACTCGGAGTTTAACCGAAGCAGTTTTAAATCCATATTTAAGAATGTGCGATATATCGGAACATACATCTACAAAGACATAGAGAAGGAAAACGCCATTCCAGCCATTATCGACAAAGACCTCTTTGAAACGGTGCAACGGCGGCTTTCTTTGGCCGCTGACGCACCTGCAAGGGGTAAAGCTAAGGTAGATTACCTCCTGTCCGGAAAGCTGTTCTGCGGGCATTGTGGAGCCGCTATGCACGGGGAAAGCGGTACGAGTAAAACCGGAGCTATCCACAACTACTATACCTGTTATTCTCGGAAGCGGAGAAAGGGTTGTAATAAGAAACCATTAAAAAAAGACTTTATTGAACGTGTTGTAGCCCAAGACGCCATGGCGCTGCTCACCGATGATGTAATTGAAGAACTGGCTGACATGGCTATGTCACAGGCAGATAGGGACTTGAAAGAGAACACCCGTATTCCAGAATTGTCCGCTAGACTCACCGAGATCGAACAAGGTATCAACAACATCACCAAGGCCGTTGAAAAAGGAATTGCGTCTGACGCTCTCCTGAACCGCCTGACCGAGTTGGAGAAAGAAAAGAAAGACCTGACTTCTCAACTTCGGGAAGAAGAAAAATACATCTACCGAATTGACAGAGATCAGGTGGTATTCTGGCTGACGAAGTTCCAAGGAGGCGATATAGAGGACGAGGATTGCAGGCGGCGTATCATCGACCTTCTGGTGAACTCCGTGACAGTATGGGACGAACCTGACGGATATAAAATCACCACTGCATACAACCTCACTTCCTGCAAAACCAAGACTTTCCGGGTCAGCAACAACGCTGACTCTCCTTCTGGCGAGGGGTTCGGATTTGGGGAGCTATCGTCCACCATTGGGCGCATATCCGAACCCTACATTGTGTGGGGAACGGTATTCGTCCAAACCAAAAGACACTCTTTACCTTAATCGGTGGAGAGTGTCTTTTTTTGCGTTTAGGTGATAAAGGTGAGTAATCGGGCGTTTTCCCTATAAACTCTCTCTTATACGCGCGTACTAAGAAAAAGTTATAGGGATTTTGACCCGATTACTCACCTTTATCACCTTGTACAATTAAATGTAAAAATCCCCGGAAGCTAAAACCTCCGGGGATGCTGTTATATGAATATCATTTATCCGTCAGTTGCTTGATCGACTGATTAAGCCCCGTCGCCGCCCAGCCGGACACGATGCCGACGGCCGCAGCGTTGAGCCAGTCGTGCGCCGGAAAGTCCGGCACGCCCATCGCCCAGGCGACGACGCCGAGGATCAGGCCGGCGCCGCCACAGATGATGGGGATCCATTTGTCGGCCACGCTGGTGGCCTTGACGGCCATGCCTACCAGATACGGCCATGCCTACCAGATACGCGATGGCGGTGATCGCCGCCACAGATGCAATACCAAAGTCCATCTGTATACTCCTTTCAGTGTTCTGTCGGTAGCTGCAAAAACTTGCTGTGAATATCATCCATCACGCCGTTGACTCCCAGTGCATGATACTGTTTCCAGCAATTCTCGAAATTTTGTCGGGCATAAATCGGGGCGTAACCCCGATCATGCCATTTGTTGTAATCTGCAATCATCTGCGCCCGCAGTAGGGCCTGTACGCCCAGTTTGGTCGCCGCAGTGTCCGCGCGGTCATGCTTGATTTGCGTCGCCAGATGCCGGATCATGGCCAGCATCGCCGCGATCAGCAACGATGGCACGCCAAGCAGGCATAACCACTGATATGTAGTCATCGGGCAGCGTCCTCCATCATACGCTGGCACACGACCAGCGTCCGCACCATGTCCATGGACAACCCCAGATTGCCATGTTCATCGCCCATCAGCGCACCTTTGTCCGCAAGCGACTGCAAGCTGTCGAGCGCCCACTCAGGCGCATCGGTCACCTTGCCGTCCACGATGCGGCCATAGCGCGGGTCACGCATATGCCACATGATGTACAGCATCCGCAGCATATCGGCGGACAAGTCCAGATCGCCGCCGCCAGTGCCAGAGATCAGCCCCTCGTCAATCATTGCCTCGACTGTGCCGCGTGCCCACGTGGGCACTTCTTCGATTGTCCTGTATCTCGTCATATCTTCTTCCTCCTTTTCTGTACCGTGCATTGCTTTATAAACATCCTGCCTGAACCCATACATCGTCAGGCCGAATGGCTTCCACAGGTGCTCCGGGTCGGCGTGTGCGCTTGCTACACCACGCATACGTCCTTCGGAATGGCTGATAATCACACCGTCAGCCAAGGGGTCAAGGCCAAACTGGGTACAAAGCTGTGCAAAAAGCTCCACCGCTGCGGCATATGTGCCCTTGATATGGGTTTCTGTTGCCACAGGGTTGAGATCGCGCCACTCAGCGCCATGACCAGTGTAGACGATGGAGGCAGGCTCGGTCATCTCTATGCCGATATGCGTGCTGTTCGCACTGCCTCCGCAGTGCCACGCTTGAACAGTCCACGGCAATGTCTGATACACCGTCCCGTCGCGCTGCACAAAAGCATGGACGCAAACAGACTGGCCGTTGGGTCTGTACTGATTGTAACTGTGCGCCATCACCGCCGCGTTGGGCTGGGGGCAACCGATGCTGTGCAGCATGATGCCGCGTGGTTTAAATGGCGTACCAATCTGGTAGCACTTGTTCTTCGTTGCGAATGCCTCGATGATATCCATTAGTAACCTCCTTATCCAGTTACCTCTGTTGCCTTCAATGTGCCGGTGTCATCAACAGTGATTTCGAATTGTTTGGTGCTGCTAATCGTCGATGACTGCAAAATCACATTATCGACTTGCTGGATATGGAATGTGAATGTTGTGTCATCTAAATTTGTGTGCCAACCTGACGATATGTAGTGCACAGCTTTTTCCAGAACGACACCATGAATTGAGTATTTATCTCCCCAAGAAGTGTTCGCAATTATATAACCACCAAGCGTGTAATCATAAAACATAAACGTGCCAATGAAACTAATGCTCCTGAGCGTTAGTGGTGTTTTAGCATCACTGCGTGTATAAAAATGCCCATTGTCATAATTTAATTGCGCTATTGCCGCATCAGCCGTATCTTCCGCAGCTTCCGCTTTATCAAACGCATTGTAGGCTTCGCGCCTCGCTGCCTCTGCTGTGCTCTGTGCTGTTTCTGCTGTGTTCTGTGCTTTATCTGCTGTGCTCTGTGCTTCATTAACGCCATCCGCAATACCACTCAACTTTTTATTAAGCGATGCAATACCGTTCTTGTTTTTTGCCGCTACGTTAGATGCCTTGGCTGCGACAACACCAACCGCATCAATCTTTGACAGTAGTTTATTTACTTCGCCTGTAACCCATGCTTTCAGCCCGTTAAGTACTGTGTTCATATAATCAAACATTACATCACCGCCTTGTTACGGGTTGTGATTTGCCGGCTCTCTGTCGAAGAAGCCGTCGGCATTCCAGTAAATGGTCTGTCTATTACCAATGTTAAACAACATGACAATGTAATTATCGGAGAGAGCAACCTGCGAACAACTAAGCCATCCCGACATGTTGTTTTCAGATATAAAAATCATAGCAGTGATCGGATTCCCTGATTCCAGCACCGCCCTCGCTTGTGCATATGTGTAATTGTCGCACGTGATTGGGAGCTTCTTCACTGGGATAGTTGCCTTCATTGTTGCGTTAGTAGAAGCGTTGTTTTCACTAGACTGCCGAAGAATCGCCGTTGCAACGCCACCTCCGCCAAGCCCAGAACCTGGCACACGCTTAACAATACCATTCACAGCTACAAACGCGCTTGCGCCATCTGGCACTTCTTCCAGCAGTTCAACGTCTGCTAATTTCTGAAAATCATACGCCATAATAAACCCTCCTTAGATTACAAAAAGTTTACCGTTTTCGTCTACGTACAGCTTGCCATTAGTATCAGCTACAGGCTGTACAATCCCGCTTACAGCAAGCAATTCAACCGCGTCCTCCGGCGTATCGGCTCCCGTATCGGCTCCGCCACTTGCGGCAGCTTCATTTATGGCCGCGACAAGATTGTCTTTCGCGTCGGTTTGCAGGTCGGACAGGTTGCCGATCTGACGCTGTAGCCTGTCAAAGCCTGCGTGCTCTGTCGGGGTGTAAACGTAGTCTGCGGGCTTTGCGCGTTTGTACACTGCAAAGTCCTGCTGTACCATCGTGTACGCGCCGGTGTCGTCGGTGACGTAGGCGTAGGCCGTCAACCTGTGGTAGTCTTGTAGCAGCTCGTCCGGGATGATGGCCGTGCCGTCGTCCTCGACATCCACGTCCACGCTACAGCCGAAACATCGATTTTGATAGTGTATTTGCTTTACGTCGGCGCCGTCGGTGATCTTGACCCGTCGCCCGGTGTCCCACTGCCACAGCGCCCCACGCCCGTCTGCGATTGTGATTGTCATACGGTATGCCCTCCTTTACTTATACTTGCCGATAACGTGATAGTGTATCTGCGGGCCTGTAATCGTGGCGCTGCGTGGCAGCACGCAGGCATATGCCGGTGCGTGCGTCAGCGCCGTGCCAACGTTGTTGGCGCTGTCCGTCAGCAGCCAAAAGTCGGTCGACGGGCTGTAGGGCGTGGCAGTGACAACCGGCGCGTCAGCAAATGCAAACGGATATTTGCGTCCGTTTTTGTTGGCGGTCGAGGACATCCATGTGCCATAATACACAGACCCCCATGCATTGTTAACTGCCAAAGAAGTTGCCTCAAAAATGCCCCACATCTCGGCGATGCCGCTGTGCCACTTGCGCCACGTCCACACACCGGTCGTGCCCTGCGCGGTGATGTAGTCTGCGCTGATATCGGATTTGAGTTCCGCCAGTGTCCGGTAGTACACCCAGCCAGACTCATCCAGCACGGCAATTTTTCCGGGTACGCGGCCGAGGTCGGTTGCTGCCGTCGTTTGAAGCCACGTACCCGTGATATACTTGCCGATCAAGTTCCATTTAAATTGCACGGTCTTTACTTTTTCGGCGATGCCTCCAAAGCATACGGAGGGCAATGAGAAGTTGATGTTAAGTGGCACTTCTACGGTCGCAACTATGATTTCCTTGGATGTTTTGCTGCTAAAAGCGTCAGAGACGGCTATTTCCAGCTTTCGAGTGGTATCGGTTCCGACACCCGAAAGGTATAGTGTTTTTGCGCCTGCACTTTGATTGGTAACTGTTTGCTTTGCAACACCGTCGAGTGATACTGTAAGATTGGCTCGGTTTGCCGACAATGCCATTGCCAGCGTAAAAGTGATTTTGATGTCCGCTCCGCTCGGATTTTCTGTCCACGCGCTCTTGGTATAACTGCCGCGAACATATGCCAGATTATTGATAACCGGGGTGGTATATGCGAACACAGATAGATTCGTACTATATGTTGCAGTACGTTTTCGAGAATCTGTCACGACAACCTTTACGGGGATGTTTCCGCTATCGGGCAGACTGTTTTCCGCGTTAGCGTCTACAACTTTCCCATTCACGGTCATCACAGTGTCGATGATCTTACTCCCCATCACGCCAGCCGCAGTTATACTTGCTTTTACTCGGCTTTTGTTCTGAACCCAGCCATAAGTATTTTTATATCCCGCCGCATCCGATAAACTAACAGACACGGTGGGCACTGTATCGGGGGAAACAGTAATTTTCGTCCCCACGTCAGTAGACCCAATCAGGGTATCTCCGTTATAAGTCGTGCATCTAAAATGTATCTTACCTGCTTCCGCGCTGGTAAGCACATTCGCAAGTGATTTTGGGGGTGTCCACTTGATCGAACGCTCTGCGGTTTTAGTCGCAATCGTGCCGTGGTACTGTATTCCGAAATTATAAGTAATCGTGTGAGTAAAATTGTTACTCGCGGGATCAAGTTTAATTGTACCCTCTTGCCCCATTACCAGAGGGGCTATAACGGGCGTTGTCGCACGAGGAATTGTACTTAGAGTCAACGTTTGAGATTTTTCAACTACGCCTGCGCTGATTCTCGTATCCATCCACGTGTTTACCGTAATCGTACCGGTGCCATCGTTCCTATGAGGGACAGTGATTGTGGTATCAACGATTGTCTCAGTTGTACCTTGGGGAAGAGTATAGCTAACACTGTATTGCGTTGCTTGTCCATCGTTGATGGATACATCGTAGTACGCGGTTCTGGAATTATCATTATGGCTTGCGCCGGTCTGCGTAGATTCCCACAAGATTCTTACCTGAGACGTATTGTCCTGAATATTTTGACTGATTTGAGATAGTGTTAGGCTTTGATAAACCGCCATCAACTCACCCCCACAAAACTAACAGATTGGTTCGGCTGTACAACGATGCTCATCGGGCCAAGTCTGAATCTCGACAACTCTACCAGTTCAAAACTGTTATTATTCCAGTATGCTAAGAGCATTCCGTTTGCATCATAGAAGCCAATTTTGTCGTTGTATTCCTTGAGCGTAATTTCGGATGCCGAAGAACCAATTCTCAAAACCGGATGTCCGTCATCATCTATTCTGATGTCGATGAAGTCAGAGAGGGTTTGCCCGTTTACAGTAACGCGCTCTGCCGACATTTGACCGGTGGTGATAGAATTTGCATTGATTTGGCCGTCCATCGTCAACGCCACACCGCTGATCGTCTTTCCTCCGTCTTTGGAGTATCCAAGTCCGTTGATATTCATCAGCCATAGGCGGGTATTATCTTCGACAGTTGGGGTATCACGCACCATCCAGCCAGTAGGATATCCATTTTCATCATAGAGGACTTCCCAATATCCGCCCTTTGCGCCAATAATGCGCTCGGTCGCGTCCTGCATTGCTTTTGCAAGCCCCGCATACTCGCGTTTAACTTTTTGGATGATGGGGTTCTCGACAGTATAGTTTGAGTCCGGTGGGCCGTAACAGATAGTGGTAGCACTCATACCGCCTTTAACTCGCAACTCCTGTGACATAACCAAAACGGGCAGACCTCCTCCGTCAAGGTCTGTGCTGTCGATAACGTGTATGATGTCACCGGCTTCAACGGACGGATCGCCGCGCCACTTTACTTCTAGTGGCATCAGAGTCAGACTTTTTATCTGTTCCAGCACCGAGGCGGCAACCGCTTCCGTCATATATGGATTTGTCGCCGAAATGCTAGTTCCCGTCCCGACAGTAATCGGATTATCTTCCGTTCCGGTGACAAGCGCCTGAATTGCGAATCGATCGTCGGCTGTCTTTTTCAAACCATTCTGATATTGCGCGTCAAGCCCTACGGTAATACCCTCTGAATATTTGCGAAAAACCAACTGACCTGTCGCGTCAAATTTCGCATTCGCACCAATTAGCCCTGCCAACCATCCTAATTGCTGACGGATTGTACCTGAGTAAGAATTGGAAATTACCATCTCCGGGAAAGCAACTTCCGGAGCAGTGATGTTTGCCTGTAGACAGATATCGGTCAGCATCGCATTTGGAGTAGCCGGGAAACTAATGGTAGGGGTATATTCGTCAGTCAGTGCCGCCATGCGGTCATAACCGGTGATCGTGAGACACAGGTTGCCGCTATTCTCTACGCCGTCAGAGGGGACGTAAAACACGCCTTTCGGGATGTATACAGTTCCGCCGTCTCCGGGGAGAATGACTCCGACAGAAGGGGCAAAATACGCCCCGTTTAGGGGAAGCGCGGGGGTCTGCTTATAAATCGTCACTTTGCATTGCGAGGAAAAAGACGCTCCGATCGTTACACCGTCTGATGATCCGCACTGTTCAGTAACAACGATTTCCTGAATTTCAGAAGCAGCAAGCTCACTGACACCGTTAAATGTGATTTTACTAGTAATACTTCTTCCCGGAGATTTACACGCTTCATGGAAAGATTCTGTCACAGTGTACATTGTGCTTCACCTTTCAATAAAATTCATGGATAGACTATTCCACAGATAGACCCCGTTGATGAGACTATACATAGGAGCAGTCCGGTCGCCCACATAAGCAGTCATGCTTCGAGTTTCTCCGGTCAGCGCATCGGGATATGAAACCGTGAAAAAGGTATCCGTGACGGCGTTCAGCAAAGTAGACATATCCGCTGCGGTCATTGGGGGCCACGAGAGAGTTAGTTTCCTTTTTACTGCAACCCGATCTCGAAATAGGTCGCCATTCTGATTTCGACCTGTCCCGTCAGCGTCAATGTCTTGGATGCTCCATGACAACTGAGCAGGGTCAGGCAGAGGGACAGAAGTCCCGTCTGCCTTTGTGATTGTAAGAATTGCCATAATTTCTCCTTACGCCAACAGTGGGCTAAATCCAGTTGCGCGGATGGCGGCATTGTTTTCGTCAACCATTTGCCTAAACAATTCTTTACCGTTCATCTGCACAATTACGGTGATCGGGCGACTGTTGCCCGAATTCGTTTCACCGCTTGCTCTCTGCACTGCCTCGTACACACCTTGCGATACAGATTCGACAATCTGATCGTTGTTTGCTACAGCCGTCTTTCCACCAATGCGTCCAACCATCTCAGCCCCTGCTTCACGCGCGATAAAGAGCTGCCCTTCATCCACAAAACCGCCATTAGCCAATCTTGGGATACTGACATAAGAGATGGTACTAATACCTCCGCCAACGATACTCAGCACTGAATTGACTTTCCCGATGAAGTTATTCAGCGGCCGGATAATACCGTTTAGCATTCGTTCCAGCAAACTAATCGCGCCATTTACCAACGCTCTAAAGGCTGAATTGATAGCGTCAACCACATTCGACTGGAACCACCCGCCGACTCCCGCGAATACGCCAGCGATTCTGTCCCAAAGCGAAACGAAAAATCCACCGACCGATGAACACATCGACTCGAATGCTGTTTGCACGGGGGCAATGATTTTGCTTTTAAACCAATCCGTCACAACGCCCCACTCAGCCTTAACCTTCGTCCATGAGGTCGTAAAAGAAGTAGCGATTTTAGTTCCGAGCGTTGAGAAGAAAGTATCGACCGGAGTGATTACTTTGGTGTTAAACCAATTACCTACGGTTGACCACAGAGCACAAATGGAATTCCAAGCATTCGTGAAGAACTGAGCGATGTCCGCGCAAAGATTGCTGAAAAAGGTAGCAACACCGTTGACAATGTTGGGAATCAGAGTTCCAAGAAGAGTACCGCCCAGATTTGTGACTCCCTCGATGACACCGGAAACCCAACCCGTGAATCCCTTTACAAGTCCATCGATCACACCTGAAAAGATTTTGGAAATACCGGAACCGAAAGTGGCAAAGGATTTCTTAACCAAATCTAAATCACCAGTAAATACACCCTTCAAGAATTGTGCGAATCCCGTGAATATTTCAACGACACCTGTCATCGCAGTGACTACGCCGCCCAGCACACCAACCAGACCGTTAAATAGCCCGATCAAAGAACTTCCGACAACTGTGATTACTACTTCGCCGATGAAATTCATGAGACTACCGATAGTAGATTTCAGGCCATTCCAAAAGCCGTCAACCCAACCGAGTTTTTCACCTAGCTGATTCAGTTTGTCGTTGAGCGCCTGCAAGCGTTCTCCAACTTTCAGCTTTCCAAAGGTGTTTGCCACTGCCGATTTAATGTCGTTCCATCTCTCAATAAGAACCTTGAGAGTAGCAATGACTACTACCAAAATTGCAACAGCGGGAGCAGCGACCTTGGCAACCATCCCAAGTACAGATAAAAATCCTTTTACTCCGCCGCCAGCCGCGTTAAATTGTAAGGCAACTCCCGCGACACAACTTGCGAGTTTTGAAAGGATCGCTTGACCTGCGCCCGAACTAGCAAACGTGGCAAACCCCGCTTTCAACGTAGCGATTGCGGCAGTAACGCTTTTACCGATTTTCCAACCCGCGAATGCCGCCCCGATTGCCAGAGCGATCACCAAAAGTGGTTTTAGTTTATCTTTGATCTCATCAACACGGGTTTCTACCGCATCACCGAGAAAGTCATAAGTGGGGAGATCGAAGTCAAATCCACCCCCGCCAGCACCGCCAGCGCCTCCGCCCGATCCGGCATTGCTGTTCGAGGGAAGTACATTCAACTCGTCAAATCCGGCGATGTATTTCTTCAACTCTTTAGCTGACCCGGCAGCGCTTCCGAGATTATCTGCCACCGCTCCCGTGCCGGATGCGAGTTTCCCAACGCCTGAATAGTCAACATCGGTCAAAGTAAAACCGAAAAGATTTGCGATAGCGTTTGCAATCTCTCGAATAGCTTTAACTACGGCAATTGCATAAGGAAGGATGGCGTTTAGAGCCGGAATGAAGATATTGCCGATTGCCCGCGATGCCTGTGTAAGCTGTGCCTGCAAGATACGAAGCTGGTTTGCGGGAGCTTGCAGTGTTCTCGCCATATCGCCTTGAGCAGTCGTTACCTGAGTCATAACGGCGTAGTATCTCAGCTCGGCCTTTTCCGCCTGCGTCATGTTTGCAACGCTTTCCTTGATACCAAGGTTCAAAGCGGTCTGTTCCAATCGTGCCTGCGACAAATCGTAGCCCAAGCGCCGCAGAGGTTCCAGCTCACCGGAAATACCGGACTGTAACTTCTGCATAGCATCTTCAATGGAAATGTTGAAGAAAGAAGAAAGGTCATAACCCAACTGCGTCAGGTTTCGGCTCATGAGCTGCGCTCGTTCTGCCGTGTCGCCGAATCCGGTCAGCAACGTGTTGAAAACGCCCTGATTGCGGAGCCACTGTGCCGGGTCAATACCCATGACATCGGATACCTTTTCCGCATAGTTTTGGGCTTCGGCTGCATACTGCCCCAAAGCGACCGTGAACAGGTTCAGGTCTTCTTGGTACTTGTTGGAGTCCGTGATCGCCTGTGCGATGAAATTACTGATTTTGCGGAAAACGACTGCGACAGCCGCAACGTTCAACGCTTTCAATCCGCTCGTGAACTTCCCGGTAGTGAAGGTCGCCTTACTAACCGAAGCGTTGTATTTCTCCGTGCTGGTAATCAGCTTTTGGATTTTGGACGGGAACGCCGAAAAACCGTTGGACACCTTCTGCATTTCATCAGCAAAAGGCTTCATGGCGGCGGCAAGAGCGGTCATCTGCTGCGTGAACTTGTCAATGTCCGCCGCTTTCAAATCCTCGATCACCTGCGGCAGCTTGGAAAGCTGATTGATAAAGGTGGTCATGTTGGCCTTACCCAACTCGGAAAGAGGGCGTAAACCGTTGGCAAGGGAAGTCAGCTTGTCGCCGTCCGTCCATTTTAGGCCAGCAAGAGCGGTGTTGATTGCCGTAAGCTGATTGGCAATGGATGAGGAAATCTTCACATTTCCAACTCGGCTCAGAGCGGTCAGCGCATTGGCAAGCCGGGTGATCTTCTGCGAAGCGTCACCGCTGTTCAAGCCTTTCAGAGAATTGGAAAGCTCCCGAATACTCTGAGCGGTCTTGCTCAGACCCGTTGCGCCGCCGTTGGTAGCGGTTTTCAAACGATTGAGCGTGTTAATCAGGTTTTGAAGCCCTGCGACCGCCTGCGTACTGTCATTGACGATCTGAAACTCCAACCCCTGAATCTCCACATTGTCAGCCATTCATGTCACCGCCTTTCGCTTGAAACTTTTTATTGATCGACACCATAAAGGCTTCCATGTAGGCTTTCGCCTTTTCGTCATGTTTCTCTTGGATGGTTTTTCGTTTCTTGGTATCCGACTGCCCGAACAGTTCATACGGGCTATCACGATATGGAACAGGTTTCGTTCCTTTTTTCGCAAGAGAATGAAAAACCGGAGACGCATCAATGAGAGCCTCATAAACATATGCACCTTGAAGCCACGCCTCTTGATTTTGCAGATTTTGCTTAATTCGTGCCGCCTTTCGGTAATATTTCACCAAATCACAGTCCTGCTCCCAAAATTGTTCATAGGACATACCAATGGCGAGGTAATACGGAAAGACTTCATAGAATTTTTCGGTGTAAGCAAAAAGGGCGGCTGGGCGTTGATCGCCGCCGCCCCCCTCGTTATCGGAAAGGCGGTCGCTTACCAACCGGCTTTCCAGCTCAGGTTTCCCTCGTTATCCTCCTGCTGCTCCGGGTCATCCAGAAGACTCATCAGAGGTTCGTTATACATCTCCACCAGAGCGGAGATCAGCTCGTCCTTATGAGTCAGGCGAGCATAAATGTTGTCGATCACATCACGCTTCACAAAGCGATGGTGAGCGAGAAACGCACCGGCAAACAGTGCCGGGAGCATAGTCATCGGTTTACGTTCCACTTCTTCGGCAACAAAGCCGCTTTTCTCCATCATCTCGACGGACTTGCGGGTGTATTCCAGCGTATAGGTGACGCCGGTAGTAGGGTCATTGATGGTCAACTGCTTTGCCATGACGAATCCTCCTTGTCAATATGGCGATTAGTGGCGTCTCAGGTCGCCGAAAAAGTGATGGGGGTAGACGGGGCAATGGTGATGTTCATATCTACCACCTCGTTTACACCAGCCCCCACGGGGTATACGGACAGCTCACCGTCAAAGGAAAACTTGCCGTTAGAGCCATCGGGAGTGACCGTACCGGCGCTCTCCGTGCCGCCAAACCAAACTGCATAACTGGCTTTCTTGCCTTCGAGAGCCTTGAGAGTCTGGAAATCAGTCAGTGTGTAGTTCGCGGTGAAGGACAGGCCGTCAAGAGACTGGATACCAGCGATGTAAGTCTGCATATCATCACTCAGAGTGGTGGTTTCCAGCATTTCGGGTTCGCCGCCGAGGTCAGGAAACTCCTTGATGTCGATCAGCTTGCTCCAAGTATCGGCGGAATCACCTTTCTTCATCAGAAAGGTTTTATAGGTCGAAATAGCCATTTTCATTTACCTCCTGTAAAGAGTAGTTCCATCTGTTTCGGCTTTGTACCGAGCCACCAGACGGTAGATTGTTGCGTTCTCCAAATTGGGAACAGGGGACAGAGAAATACGCCTGAAATTCTTGGCGTACATGAGGTCGTCCACAAACCTCATGATCTTTCGGCAAACAGATTTCTTACTGCCTGCCTTATCGGAGTAGACATTCACCTCGTACATCAGCGTAGCGAACCTCTCCGTATCTCCGCTATCCATGTGAGCTTCCGTAGTGTAGTTATCCTGCTCTACCAAGCTCACATAGGGGAAACGGGTGGGAGCATTTACATACTCGCCGCTGACCAAGATACCGGGAAACTGCGCTCTCAGGGCTTCCACAATCGGCGTGTAGATTTGGCTCTCCACATCAATCATGAAAACACCTCCTTCGCAATTTCCGTGAGCCGGTCTTGCAGCTCCTTTACCGTCTCGTACATCGGCATATTAGCGGGGTTGCCGTGGGTGATGACCACGAACCCACCGTTCTTCTTTTCTTTCAGTACACCGTTCGTGCCGGGGTCGCCGTAATAACCCCAAGAGTGTTGCTTGCCGTGACCCTGACCGTATTCACCACGCTTCATGCCGAGTTCTTCCGCTTCTGGGTGATCGTCCGGGTAGGTCACACCTGTACCGAACTCGATAAACAGGGTAGCCCCGCCTGTCGCCACCACCGCTCGAACATTGTTCCCACGGGATTCTACCGTCACAGAAACATCATTCGTGCCGTCATAAACGGCCTGCGAGAACTTAACAGAAGCTCTCTCCATGCCTTCCTGCGCCACCCGGTCGAGAAAGACCGCAGTCCGCTCTTGAAGCTGGTTCTTCCGGTTCTCGGTTTCCCGTATCAGCCGCTCAATCCCTCTCCCGGAGAGCGGAACATTGATCGTCTGACTCACGATACCGTCACCTTACTGACCGCATAGGAAATGGAGTTGAGGGACTTGGCGACCCGCTTGACCATGTAATCGTAGAGCGGCTTCCCGTCCTTGTCATACTGCGGTTCTTTGTCGATGAACAGCACGGTATTCTCGTCAATGGGGCAGCTCAGGTCATCGGTGACGATCACCTTGTCGTACCCTGCGAAATTACCGAACTGCTCCACCTGAGCGGAGCCGGTCGCCGCCGAGATATTGGCGTTCATCGCCACGGCAGGCTTGTAAACCACCAATTCCTCGCCGGTTTCGTTGCCGTACTCGTCCTTGGCGGGAGCCTTGCTGTCATACAGCAAATACCAGAAGGGCGATTTGTTGCGGTTCAGCGTTCTCATGCACTCAACCTCCCATCACAGCGGCAAAGGGAACAATGTCCCTCAGCAGCGTAGGCGGCACATCGCCGTCTTCATAGGAGCGGGAGATACCGTTCTCACTGTGAGCGGTCTGCCCTTCGGCTCCCCGCTTGTTCAGCAGATACACGGCGATCTCCACCTGAATGTGAGCGTACTGGTCAGGAACAGCGGTCACGGTGGGGGCAAAGGGGTATGCCTTGCGGCACACCTTGTTTCCGGCGATAGAAAGGTAGGTGGAAAGCGTGTCCTCGTCTGTCTCGCCGGTTATGGCTTTCACCATTTTCAACTTCTCAGCGTCCGTCATGCTTTCCACCTCCTATCACTCAGTGGGTTCTTCGGACTTCTTGCGGGACTTCTTGATAACGGGAATGGGATTTTCCTCGGACAGATTGAACTTGGTAATGATTTCCTCACGGGTGAGGGCTACGGGGTTGTCGAGGGTATCAACAACCACCGTACCCATCACCACAGAGGTACTTTCCAGTTCACGCCGAGTAATCACCTTGTCCTTTGCGGTAAAGCCTACATTACGGAAGTGATCTCCCTCCCTCACATACACTTTCCCGTCAGAAACATAGAACATGGTGAACCTCCTTAGCCGTTGGTGATGATCTTCGCCAGCGCAATCGTCTTGGGGTCAGCCACGATAGACCAGTTGGCGGTCGCCGCAAGCTGAGCGTCCGTGGGGGAAGCGGTGTAGCCGCTGGTGGGCTTGGTGAAGCTGAAACCGTTGGGGTGCATGGTTTCACGGATACGAGTCACCAGAGCGTCATAGCCGCCACCCTTGAGAGCATCACGGGTCAGCTCGGAAGGAACCTTCACAGGGGCGGGAGCGTACTGGATAGCGCCCAGACCGAGAACGTAGGTGGTGTAGGTCGCTGCCTTGGAAGCATCCGCTGCGGTGGTGGGACAGCCATCGTCCACGATCACGGTCATGCCGTTCACCGTGCCGATACGCAGGGGGCGCTCCACGCCGTTTGCGTCCGTGTACTTGAGGAAGTCCAGCAGTTTCAGGCCAGCCATGTTAGTGGCGACCTTGCTGTGCATAAACACAAGCTGGAAAGCGTCCTGATTGTCACCCACGGCCTTCTGGATAGCGTCACCGATGGTGGTAGCGCCCATCTTGTTAGCGTCCGCAACGCTGCCGGTCACGCCGAAGACCGCATTGAGGATTTTCAGCATGATGGACTGGCGCTGCTTCTGCCAATACTTGGACACCTGAGACACGATCTGCTGCATGGGGTCGGCACCGCTGTTGTAATCAACGATGAAGTCCTTCTCCTTCCAGCCGTGCGCACGACCAAACACGATACCGTTCTGAGCGCCGCCAGCGGGGTCGGTCAGGGTGATATCGGTTGCGCCATCGTAGTTCTCAGGAGTGCCGCCGATGACCTTGTAGAAGGGCAGGGTGTAGAAGTCAGAGCCGTTAGCGATCAGCCGTGCCAGCTCTGCGTTCGGGGCGACAGCGCCGCTCTCAAACATAGCGGTCAGAGTGGGGTCTTTTGCGTTTGCCCAGTTGTAGTTAAACAGCTCAGGGTCAAACGGGAAACCGAGATAGGTAGCCATAATGTTTTACCTCCATAATTACTTCAAAATTGTCTGCCAGTCAGAATGTTCCTTGATGAACTCCAACTGGGCTTTGGTGTCGAGTTTCAGAAAATCAGCCTTGGTCATCTCGCCGCCCTT